GGCTATGTTTTTGCCACTGACGAGTGGATTCAATTGCTCGTTAAGTTGGACGAATTACGTGCCAAGAAAGGCATGATGATTATGCTGATCGCCCATCACGAAACCAAAACATTTAACGATCCGCTGGCTGAGAGCTACCACGTTTACGGACTGAAATTACATAAATCCGCTAACGAGAAGGTTCAGGAATGGGCTGATGTGATTGGATTTGCGAATTATAAAACATTCACATTGACCGAAAAGACGGGGTTTGCTGAACGAAAACGTGTTGGCGGCAGTGGTGAACGTGTACTGCATTTAAAACAACGCGCCGGATTCTTAGCTGGCAATCGTTTCGGTATGAAAGCGGAAATCCCACTGGATTTTTCAGCGTTTGATGCTGAGTTTACGGATAAACAGGGCCGCCCATTAGTGTCGGTACTACCAACATCACAGGACAGTGAACATGACAACGCAAATTAATTTAGCTGCATTATTCGCCCAACATTTTGGCGGCGCACCGGAGTTGCCAACTAATGATTTTGACCAACTGGATGGCGGCCGCTACCGCGTGTCGGTTGATTCTGTTGAGATCCGCAGCTTTAAAAACGTGCGTGGTTCTAAACTGACGTATTCATGCACCATTGTCGAAGGCAAGAGTGTCGGCCGTAAGATCTGGTTGGACTTCATTGTTGATTTTGACGATGTAGAAGCGGTTAAACGCGGCCTGCGTGATCTTTGCGCGTTTGTTGTTGGTTGTGGTCTGGACATGAACTCGGTCGAAGTTGAATCCATGGTCGGCCAGTACCCTATCATTGAGCTGCGTTACAACCTAGCAAAAGACAAATCACGGTTTTACACGAACTACTATTATTTGTCAGGCGAAAAACCGCTAGTGCTAAATAACAAGTACACGCCAGCGCCGGAAGACCCAACACTGGCAAGTACCGCGCCAACACCACCCCCTGCGGCACAGCCAACCGTGGCGACAACGCCGCCTTGGGCGCAATAGTCGCCAACCACAAACAAGGCGGCCTCGGTCGCCTTTTTTGTATCTGAGCAAGGAAGCTGAACATTGAAAACGGAATTTAATCGCAAGGATTTATTGAAATTGCACGGTGTTTTAACAGCGATGCGTGAGAAAAATAATTGGTCAGTGGCTACCGTGGCCTCGCGGCTCGGCATTAGTCAGCCCGGATTAAGCGGCTATCTCAACGGCACGATCCGCCTCAATGTTACGTTTATTTTAAAACTGGCGGAGTTACTGGACGTTGAACCGTCCGATCTTGTTAATGATTTTCCCCTGACGTTTAAAAAGGACTTTAAACCATGCGCAGCGACACCCACATTATCCCGCTCGAAGAAATCAAAGCTGCGATCAAAACTGAACAAGACAGGCCAACGCCTCGTTACCACTTAGGCGCGAGTCAAATCGGTGCAGAGTGTCGTGCGGATCTGTGGCACTCATTTCATTGGTCCGTGAAAGCCGAGTTTGATGCCAACACCCACCTGCGGTTTCTTGACGGCCATCGTTCCGAAGATGTAATGGCAGAATACATTCGCAAAGCGGGCTATCGCCTATCCGCTGTTGATGTTGACGGCAGTCAATACAGTTTCAAGGCGTTTGGCGGCCACTTTGCAGGCTCACTCGATGGCATTATTCGCGGCGGTATGCCGTGGCATAAGAAAGCGGGCGAATCAACGATTTGGGAACATAAAGCGTGTAACGAGAAAAAGTGGAAAGATCTCGAACGGCTTGGTGTGAAGTGCAATCAAGAGGCGCTGGAAAAATGGGATGAAGTATATTTCGCCCAGGCGCAAATATACATGCACATGCGCGGTATCAAAACACACTGGCTCACTTGCTCAACGCCCGGCTGCCGTGACTTTACCGCGATCCTGACGCACTACAACAAAGGGTACGCGCAGGCAATGATGGCAAAGGCTGAAATCCTGATTGGATCGGCCAACGTGCCACCCAAAGCGTACAAGACAGGCGATTACTACAAGGCAAAATTCCTTAGTAGTTATGATCTGCTGTACCGGGGCGCGATCCCTGAGCCGAACTTCCGCAATTCAATGTTTAGTTTTCCGATCATGGATGCCGACCGCGAGGATGCGGCATGGTTTGATGATTATGTTGGCCGTGAAATGACCCAATACGACCAAAACCAACGGCCACCGCACCATTTATGGATGCCAACGTTTATTCACTACGCGGAATGTGTCGGTGTCGAGGACAACACAGACAAGCCACGTTGGGCTATTTATAAGCTGCCATGCGGCCATGTGTTTTATAACTGTCAGTTTGGCATGGAGGGCGACAACGCGTTCAACTCCGAGGAAATGCGCTGGCTCGATGCTGAGTCCATCAAAGATCCGACACTGCGTGAATTGCGCCGCATGGGAGCCACTATTGAAGCCGGGAAATAACTGGGTATCAGGTGAGGAACGGCTGGCATTGTTTGACGAGTTGGAGCATATCGACTCGTTGATTGTTGTTGGTGATGTGACCATACATGCGCATTTAAGTAAAGAATGTGGCGCGTGGGAGTGTGATTTCCAAGACGAGCCTCATTGCCTTTGTGATAACCATGACAGCTATCAGGTGGGGTATATAGCAACCTCTCTTTGCACCCGTAATTAAAAGGATTTTTTATGGTACGCGGATATGTAAATTCAAAAACAGACGAGAGCGACCGTGATTTATGGCGCACTCCCTTGGCGCTGTACGCCACGTTGCACCGAGAGTTCCAATTTACGTGTGATGTGGCCGCGAGTGATGAAAACCACTTAGCTGAAACGCACATCAATGCTGAAATGGACGCGCTCGATCCGGCGACATTGTGGGGCCTAGTTAATTTTTGCAACCCGCCGTACAGCAACCCTGCCGCGTGGATTGACCGTGCAATTTTGGAATCTAAGAATGGCAAAACAACGGTAATGCTCGTGCCTGCCGACACCTCGACAAGGTGGTTTAAGACGGCATTTAAGGCGGCGAGTGAGATCCGGTTTGTTTCTGGCCGCATTAGTTTCATTCAGCACAGCTCAGGAAAAAAAGGCGCTGGCAACAATAAAGGCAGCGTAATTTTCGTTTTCCGCGCCTTTTATTCTGGTTATCGCTCAGTGGCACTTGTTGATCGGGAGTCATTAATCGCATGAGCATTGTATTACGCGACTATCAACAACGGGCAGTTGAAGAAACATGGCAATGGTTTCGTAACAACAATAAGGGCAACCCGTTGGCGGTCCTTCCAACGGGCGCTGGTAAATCGATCATTTGTGCCAAACTGGCACTGGATGCGATTTCATTTCGCACCGAACGCAGCGTTCGCGTGTTAGTTGTTACGCACAGTAAAGAGCTGGTTGAGCAAAACTATCAGAAATTTAAAATCATCGCCCCCACTGCTGACGTAGGTATTTTTTCTGCCTCACTTAAACGCAAAGATCGTCATAATCAAATTATTTTCGCCTCGATTCAATCTATCTACAGAGCCAACGTTGGCGCATTCGACATTATCATTTGTGACGAGTGCCATCGTATCCCTCATGGTGCTGATGGCACCTATCGTCATTTATTTGAGCGCATGACCGAACTAAATCCGATCCTGCGGGTGATTGGCATGACCGCGACCCCGTTTCGCTTAAAAGGTGGGCGACTCGATCAGGGTGAGGGCGCATTGTTTGCCGAGGTCGCTACCGAGGTGAGCATTATTGAGCTGCTAGAAAACGGTCACTTGGCGAGGATGAAAGCGTGGAAATCGGCCGTTTCTGCTGATTTAAAGGGCGTAAAGAAAGTTGCGGGTGATTACAGTGTGTCAGCAATGGCCGATGTGATGATCAACAGCGGCGTAACAGAACGTGCATTGGCGGATATGCGGAAAAAAGCTGCCGCTCGACAAGCTATTTTGATTTTTTGCTGTGACATTGAACACTGCGAACAGACCACGGCCATCATTGCTGACTGGGGTTGGTCGGTTGCCATGATCACCGGAGAGACTAGGCCCGACCGCCGAGAAGCGTTGATTGAGCAGTTTCGCGCTGGCGAGCTGCGAGCCTTGGTCAATTGTCAGGTGCTAACGACCGGATTTGATGCGCCGATTTGTGATTGCATCGTCATGTTGCGCGGCACACAATCAACCTCGCTATATATTCAAATGGCAGGCCGAGGAATGCGCACCTACCCTACCAAAGCTGACTGCTTGCTACTGGATTATGTTGGCAACATTGAGCGCCACGGCTGTTTAGATGATCCGGATATTTATGCAGGCGGGATGGGGAAAGGTGATGGTGCAGCGCCAACAAAACACTGTCCAGAATGCGAATTTATCATGCTACTCGGACTAATGACCTGCCCCGAATGCGGCTATGTTATTCCGCCGCCGGAGCGAAAGATTGAGGCTGCGCCATCCGAACTCTCGCTGCTCAGTAATGAGCCAGAGTTGTACCGGGTGATCAAGGTGACTGCGAGTGTTTTTGTAAAAAACGGCACTAGCTCACTTCGGGTCACATATTGGGGAAATGCCGAGCATAAACCAACCCCGTTTAGTGGTATGTTCCCTCTTGAGATCTGTACCGAGTGGATGTGGTTAGAACACAGCAACAATGCGTACCAGCATTTTAAAAGATGGTGGCTCAGATACATGCAGTCATTGGTCACGCCGGATATGGCTGCGCAAGCGGCGCAAAAAATAACAGAAAATAACGGGCTGGTCGATCCTCCCTTATTCCTGACTGTCGTTAAAAAAGGCAAGTACCGCGTCATTATTGATAAACATTAAAGTGAGAAAAAAATGCTAGGGCAATTACAAGATTTACTGGCTGAGTTTGAACGTCAGAACGAAACCATTACTACATTAACAGCAAAGAATTTAGCGTTAATCATTGAGCGTGACGAGCTGTTAGGCCAAGCGCAAGCGACGGAAAAAGTGGAACGTGCAGCGACCCGGACAGTGGCACTTGAAAACAAGGTGACACGCTTAGTCTATGAAGTTGAGCGCCTACGCGGTGTGAGTGCCAAGCAAGAAAAAGATCTGAAAGATGTGAACAAACTGAATCCGGTAAAAATGAAGGCTCAGGTGGTATCGCTCAAACAAAAGAACCTTGATTGGAAAGCCCGCTGTTCAGCCCTGCTGAAAGATAACAAGGAATATCGCGTAGAAGCGCAGTTGTTGTTTAAGGACATTAAAAAGCTGTCGAGCGAGGCGAACGATAATGTTGCACGTTTAGTTAAATCTCGCTATTTGTTCCGCACGATGGACGGCTGCCAGTTGTTGTATTGGCCGACCGATCTTGCTGTTGCACGGGATTTTTGCGCAAAAGAAACGATACATGCCGTTGTAGTGTTAAACAGCTACGGTGTCGGCGGGTTTATCACTGTCAACAACGGCGAGTTACAGATCCCTAACGAACTAGAACGCGCATTTGCGGCAACCGAGCCGCTGCCGGAGTCGGTTACTGACTTCCTTGAAATGTGGCTTGGTAAGTTAGAAATGCAGGGTTACAACTACACCGTGGCCGATCTGGTCATGTTCGCCGGGCGGCAGTCACGAGAGGCTGACCAACGGCTATTAGGTCGCCACGACACGGATTTTGTGGACGAAATACAGGGAGTTATTAATGCAATCAACGAAAAAACAGCGGTGGGTGGGGATTGATCCCGGACAGAAAGGTGCGCTCGTTGCGATTGGTGACGATTATTACTCTGCTATCGTGATGCCATTGATCGGCAAAGAGGTCGATGCAAAGGCGGTGGCTGAGTGGCTGCTTGAACAACAGCCCACGTTTGTCGTGATTGAAAAAGTGGGCGCTCGTCCTAAGCAGGGCGTTGTGTCGATGTTCAACTTTGGGCGCGGTGTGGGTGAAATTGTGGGTGTGCTGAAATCTGATGGCCATCCGTATCGTGAGGTGACACCGCAAATGTGGAAGTCACTGGTTTTAGCGGGAACGCCACGCGACAAAGAAGCCGCTATAAAGCACGTAGCGGCACGATACCCTGACATTGAGCTGATTCCCCCACGATGCCGTAAACAACACGATGGCATCGCTGACGCGGCGTGTATGGCTGAATATGCACAGAGGACGTTTTGATGGTCGCTGAATACAAGTGTTCTAAGTGCGCT